GTGGAGCGTGTTAAAACGGAAATACATCAAAGACGTATCCCATCCGCGACAGGTGGCGGTCAGAATGTCATAGACTCTAGTTATAATCCACTGTCAATCAACGAAGATTACTTCTTCCCACAAACTGCTGAAGGCCGCGGCTCAAAAGTGGAAACATTACCAGGTGGTACTAATCTTGGAGAGATTGATGACCTTAGATATTTTACTAATAAGCTCGTACGTGGCTTACGAATCCCTAGCAGCTACTTACCCACAGGCGGCGATGATGCAACTAGTTCATATAATGACGGACGAGTAGGTACAGCGTTTATTCAAGAGCTACGTTTTAATACTTACTGCGAAAGACTACAAGGCTTACTAATTGAAGAACTTAATCAAGAATTTAAACGTTATCTTCTTGAGAAAGGTATTAACATTGATACAAATATGTTTGATCTTTCATTTGAGCCTCCACAAAACTTTGCAGCGTATAGACAATCAGAACTAGACAATGCTCGTGTACCGACATTTACACAAATGAGTGCTATTCCTTATGTTTCAAATAGATTTGCTCTAAGTAGATTCTTAGGTCTAAGTGCAGAAGAAATTGCAGAAAACGAAAGACTATGGCGTGAAGAAAATGATGAGAACATTGAACCTAATGCAGCAGATGCCGCAGCAGAAATGCGCGGAGCAGGTATTAGTTCAGCAGGAATGGGCTCAGACTTGGCAGGTGCAGAAGATGAACTAGCTGGAGGCGAAGCACCAACTGACGGCGGCGATGCAGCAGCACCAGATACAGCAACAGCAGATACTAGCGGAGCAGCAGGCGCAGCACCTACCGAACAAGTAATATAAGATAAATAATAATATGATACTACGTGAACTTTTTTATTACGACAAAGAAACACTTCTACCTGTAGAAGATGATCGCTATGATCCTACATACGATGACAGCGTAGTCAATCTTGATGATAAACGTAAGACTAGATTAACACTTCGTCAAATCAATCGTGCAAGAAAATCATCTGAATTACACAACAGAGAAAAAGCAAACGAATTAGACTTTGTTAGACAGATGTATGGTATTGCAGCGCAAGCGGAAGCTGCCGGCGGCGCAATTTAATTTTAGCATTAAAACAAGTGAATAAATATCACTGTTATGCCAAAGATTGATAAGAGTTTATACACAAAAAAACAAATCCAAGCATTATTAGCAGAACGTAGACGGCAAAAAGCTGCTGAAGAATTCAACACGACTATTACAAAACCTAACGAACATACTGGAAAAGAGTATGGATTTGTGTTAGGAAATGGTACAAGTCGCAAAGGTATTGATCCAGAAAAACTAAGAGAATTTGGTAAAATTTACGCCTGTAATGCAATATATAGAGAGTTTGATCCTGACTATCTAATAGCAGTTGATGTTAAAATGATACTAGAAATTGCTAAGAAAAACTATCAACTATCTAATAAAAATGTTTGGACAAATCAAAATAAAACATATAAAAATATAGAAGGATTAAACTTTTTTAAACCTAGCAAAGGTTGGAGCAGTGGACCTACTGCATTACACTTAGCTACACAACATTATTATAAGAAAATTTTTATTTTAGGATTTGATTACCAAGGTCTAGATCAAGGTGATAGAAAGGTAGTTAACAACGTTTATGCAGGTACTCCTAACTATAAAAAGACAACAGATACTGCAACTTATTACGGTAATTGGCTTAAACAAACGTGTACTATATTAAAAGAAAACCCACAAATTATGTTTTATAGGGTAATATTACCTGATAATTTTATTCCCGGAGAACTAAATAAATTTAGTAATTTGAAGCACATCTATGTTGAAGATTTCCAGAAAATGTTCAATCTTTAAGTGTATCTCCGCAAAATGGCTTAAAAATCGCCTATATCTACGCATATTTTCTTCCCTATACTAAATAATAGTGACAGCCTTACCATAGGTATAACTTTTATAGGAGAACAAAAATGGCAGACCTTAACAAATTTGAAGAAATGCTTGAGCGCCTAGTCAATGAAGACAAGGAAGGTGCTGAAGAGCTTTTCCACGAAATCGTGGTAGAAAAATCACGTGAAATTTATGAATCACTACTTGAAGATGAAGAAGTAGATGAAGCATCAGATGAAGAAGTAGATGAAGCATCAGATGAAGAAGTTGACGAGTCAGATGACGAAGATCTAGACGAGTCAGATGACGAAGATGATGACGACGAAGAAGTCGACGAAGGATTTGATTTAGACGAATTTGAAGTTGAAGCTGACGACGAGCCAATGGATCCAATGATGGGCGGTGACGCTGATGATATGGATATGGGTATGGACGACGAAGGTGAAGACGATATGGGCGGCGAAGGCGATATGGAAGATCGCGTTGAAGACCTAGAAGATGCACTAGACGAGCTAAAAGCTGAATTTGAAAAAATGATGGCTGGCGAAGAAGGTGAAGAAGGCGCCGACGATATGGATATGGGTGACGAAGAAGAAGGCGAAGACGATATGGAAGAGCCTGAAGAAGAGTCATACGCTTTTGAAGCAGACGACGAAGAAGTTGATGAAGCAGCAGACGAAGAAGTTGATGAGTCAGATGACGAAGAAACTAAAGAATCAACAAAAAAGTCAGAAGCAGAAACAATGCGTGAGTATGTTGAAAAAGTAGCTGCTAAAATGGGTGACAACGGTGCAAACACTAAGTCAGTTGTAGCAAGCAAAAACGATATGGGCGGTACAGCATCAAATCTAAACCAAGCAGGTACTGAAGCTGGCGTAGAAGCTAACAAAGGTAACCTAAAAGGTTCAGCACTAAGTGATCAAAACGCCAAAGAAGATTCAGCTGGTAACGTAAATGTTCCAGGTGGTAAGGCGAGCAAGTCAATGAAAGCTCAGCCAAAAGGTCACGGCGCAGAGAAAAAAGGCAGTGGCGAAACAGGCACTAATGGCACCAAAAGTGTTATTGGCCAATAAGTAAGGACTAAGGATGAGCAATTTCTTACGAGAGCATTTGACATTTGACCAAGCAGGAATGGTCGTAGAGTCTGCTAACGAAGGCAAAGACCTTTATTTAAAAGGTATTTGTATCCAAGGTGGTGTACGCAATGCTAACCAGCGTGTGTATCCTGTAAATGAAATTGGCAGGGCTGTCAAAACTCTCAACGATCAAATTAGCGGAGGTTACAGTGTTCTCGGCGAAGTAGATCATCCAGATGGACTTAACATTAACTTAGACCGTGTCAGTCATATGATTACAAATATGTATATGGATGGCAATAACGGTTACGGGAAACTTAAAATTTTACCTACTCCGATGGGACAACTAGTTAAAACAATGCTTGAAAGCGGAGTTAAACTAGGTGTTTCATCAAGAGGTAGCGGTAATGTAAAAGAGGACGGCAGCGGTGAGGTTTCAGACTTTGAAATTATTACCGTTGATGTCGTTGCTCAACCAAGTGCTCCAGGGGCGTATCCAACGCCAATCTACGAGCATCTAATGAATGCCCGTGGTGGGTATAAGGCATATGAACTGGCACAGGCGACCAAAGAGGACGCAAAGGCACAAAAGTATTTAAAAGAATCGCTGATTAATATAATCAGTAGACTCCAATAAAAGGAGAACAATATGTTGGATGCACTAAAAACACTTTTTGAAAATGATGTAGTTTCAGAAGAAGTGCGTGTCTCAATTGAAGAGGCTTGGGAAGCAAAAATTGCAGAGAATCGTAGAGCTGCTACAGCAGAACTACGTGAAGAGTTCGCACAAAAGTACGAACACGACAAGAAAACAATGGTTGAAGCAATTGACACAATGCTATCTGAGCGTTTAGCAGAAGAAATTTCAGAGTTTGCAGATGATCGCAAACAACTAGCAGAAGCAAAAGCAAAGTATGCAGTAGCAATGCGTGAAAACGCACAGCTAATGTCAAAGTTTGTTACGCAGCAGCTAGGTAAAGAAGTTTCAGAACTACACGAAGATCAAAAAACTATGGCAGCTAAATTTGCTAAGTTAGAAGAATTCGTAGTAGAGGCACTATCTAAAGAGATTGCAGAATTTTATGAAGATAAGAAAGACCTTGCAGAAACTAAGGTTAAACTTATCAGAGAAGCAAAAACTAAATTTGCAGAAGTTCAAAAGAGCTTCATCAAACGCAGTGCTGAAGCAGTATCAGAAGCAGTTAGCAAAGGTCTTACTAAAGAAATTAGCTCACTGAAAGAAGATATCGAAGCAGCTCGTCAAAACGACTTTGGTCGTAGACTATTTGAAGCATATAGCAACGAATATGCAAACAGCTACTTAAATGAGAAATCAGAAGTAGCAAAGCTAATGAAAGTTGTTAGCGTAAAAGACAAACAACTTGCAGAAGCTAAAGTTGCAGCTGAAAAAGCAATTAAACTAGCAGAATCAAAGGAAACTGAGAAGAAGCGTTTAATTGAGTCAGCACAGCGCAAAGACACAATTAATGATCTTATTGCTCCTTTATCAAAGGATCAAAGAGAAATTATGACAGATTTACTGGAATCAGTACAAACACAGAAATTAAAATCTGCGTTTGACAAATATCTACCGTCAGTTATCGACAGTAAAGGTCCAGCGAAGCAGAAGGCAGTTCTATCAGAGGCAAAAGAAGTAACAGGCAACCGTGACGCTAGTGTCACAACACAAAAAGCAAATGACGAAAATGTAATAGAAATTCGTCGTCTAGCAGGTTTATAATAAAATAGGAGAAACCAAAATGTCAGAACTATTAGAAAGCCGCTGGCAGGACACTAAGACAGCACTTGTTGAAGGCCTACAAGGTAACAAAAAAGCGGTTATGGAAACTACTCTAGAAAATACTCGCAAGTATTTGTCAGAGAGTGCAACAGCTGGTGCTACTTCTGCCGGTAACGTAGCTACACTAAATCGTGTGATCCTTCCAGTGATCAGACGTGTAATGCCAACAGTTATTGCTAACGAGTTGGTAGGCGTACAGCCAATGACTGGTCCAGTTGGTCAGATTCACACTCTACGTGTTCGCTACAGCGACACAGCGGGTACAGGTGCATCAGGCGCAACTGCTGGTGAAGAGGCTCTAAGCCCATTCAAGATTGCTGAAGCATATTCAGGTAACACAACTTCAGGTCGTGCAGATAACACTGCTGCACTAGAAGGTGTTGCTGGTAACAGAATGTCAATTCAGATCTTGAAACAAACTGTCGAAGCGAAAACTCGTAAGTTGAGTGCTCGTTGGACATTTGAAGCGGCTCAGGACGCACAATCACAGCACGGTATTGATGTTGAAGCAGAAATTATGGCTGCTCTAGCACAAGAAATTACCGCTGAAATCGACCAAGAAGTACTTGCTTCATTAAGCACTCTAGCAGGTTCAGCTGCTGAGACTTATGACCAAGCAGGTGTTTCAGGTACAGCTACTTTCGTTGGTGACGAACACGCAGCACTTGCAGTTCAAATCAACAGAGTATCAAA